AAACCAATCTCACGAGTAGGCACGAGTGACCTTACAATGTATATCTTATCATATGGTGAGTTCTCGTCAAGCACTTGTTGTAAAGCAAGATACAAAGTAATGAAAGTTTTACCCGTACCTGCAGCACCATGAAGTAATAGGTTCTTACCTAATTCATGCTGCTCAAAAGCAACCTTCTGATTATCTGTCAGAGGTTTGATCTCTGTCATGTAAGAAGAATCAATAGGTTTCTTTCTTTTCATTTGTTTCCTTGACATACCGTTAGGATAAGTTTTAGGAGAGTTTGTGCCTTTGCGTGCTCTTGCCATAATTTAAGTGAAACGACTCAAGTTTGAACCAGGATGTGCTGCTTGGACTTTAGACATTACTTCTTTAAATCCATCATCCATTTTAGGTGTCCCATATGTTTTACCTGCAACACCTGCGTTCCAATCTTTATCCCAATCGGGATTGTCTTTCCTCCACTGATCATAATCTTTCATACTCATGTTGAGTTCTTTTTTCTCTTGAGTATTTTTATTTATTACAGGGTATAAAGGCATGTTAAATCCACTCCAATGCGGTTGATATGATTGGGAATTGCTCGATAAAGATTTGTTTAGAACCATTAGCAATGTCCATGTGTTCTTTTTGCGTTCCATGTGCAGAACGTAGATCAATATAATGAATCCAAGAACGTAAAGATCCCGTCATGTAAAGACGAGTAGGAGTTGCTAGAGGGAGTACGAACCTCGCACACTCTTTAGCAATACCTTGATTGAGCAACTGTTTATAAAGTTGCATACTATTTTCAAAGTGTTTCTTTATTTTAATATCAAACTCTTGTTTTGTAAACTCATCAACATCATCAATACTATTCTGTCTGTTCTTCTCATCCTGACGACGTAATTCAAACATAGGAATTTCTTCAGCGAGCATTGAAGAGTCAGCGTATCGCTGTGAAAATTCTTGATATGTAAATGATCTATGTCGTAAAACTTGAGCAGCAATACCTCTGGTAGTTTCAATCTGAAGTGTCATGGATGCCTGTTCAAAGACGCTCCAATGCCCATGTTTAATACAATACTTAAGAAGACCCTCAACCTTAGGGTTCTCTTGATTCTTAGGGTTTGAGACCCTTGCGATGTAACCAATAGTCTTTTCAGCGTCAGGAGTGACGGAGATCAGAGATACATTATTCATTAGATGATGCAAATAAAATTCTAGAAATTAAGTATAGGGCAACTGCTTTTAGATAACCAATGGTTGCTAAACCAAAAAGACCTGGCATTAACCAGTTCCATAATAGCATAAGAATGAGTGGTTTGACAAATACACCTAACACATTAGATGCTGCCTTGTATGCTTCTTCATCCTTTTGCTTTTTGATTTTTATTTTTTCCTCTCTTGATTTATTGAGGAAAACATTCATCGCGTTTTGCGTTTGGGTTTCTTTTTCTGGGATGGATCGTTCCATAATTTAGGATTAATTCTACCTTCTGATTGTGTAAATTTTACAAAATCTTTTTTATAAAGATCATAATAATAATCAAAAAGATCTACTGCTTTATCTCCAATCGCAATATCATACACAGGTTTACCATCCTGTTTGTACTCAACAAGATATGCAGTGTATGGTAGCGATTTATCTGCTGCATCATTGGGATCGCAATTTGCTTTTAGGACTTTGATGCCCATCAACTGCGACCTCCCCACTCAATCTGTGGAAATGCTTCTGAAACTACTGCTTTAGTAATTCTCTTATACTTTTCATTGAGTCTACCATCCTTACAAAGAACAAGAAGTTCTGCTTCTTCAGAAGATAGACCTTCAAGTAATTGAACAAACAGAGTTTCTCTCTTCAAAGCTTTGATTCTAGGATCACCACCTTTGAAGAACCTATAGAGTCCTCTATACTCTTGTTCTAATCTAGTATGGTCTGTACCAACTGGTGCATCGTTAGGTGTATAAGGCACATCACCTTCGGGGAGTTCTGAAATGATACTCTCATCGAAGTTAATTACCATGAGTTGACGAAGAGCAGGAGAGTTATGCTTCTTAAGCAAATCCACTTTCTCTTTTTTCGTCTTTGCATTAGAGACCTTCCTTAAGATCTCACTAATAAGTAACCTAGGGTTACTATTCATAACTGATTTTGTAGGCATAATTAAATTGAATTCATTTAATCTTCTTCATCATCGTCATCTTCGACGATCATGTCACGAAGGTAAATTAGCTCGTCATGAACAATTTGACCGTTCTCATCTAGCATTTCTGGATGAGATACTGATTTAGCATAGGCAGCGTTTTCGATGTAATCTTCAACGTAACCTTTTGCCAACCAAGAAATAGTTATACCAAGCAAGAATGCTCCGATAGTAACTAGAACCGCTATCGCTATCAACAAATAATCGTATAGCATAGTAGACCTCCGTAGTTAACTTTATTTAGATGTTTTTCTACGACCTGGTCTCTTCCACCATTCGTATTGCCGAGCATCTATCAAAATCTGTGACAAGTACTTTGAGATTTTCCTTGCTTTAGGTTTACCAAGATGCCCATATGCTTCACGAAGTTGTTGATGATAAGAATCAGATCCACCTTTGACGTATGCGTCAAGGTCAGAAATAGTCAACGCTAATTGTTTAGCAGTTGTGCTTTCGATAAATTCTTGTATTTCTACACGTTTAATCTTGCTATGAATCAGATACTGATATGCTTTGAATAGAAACATATTCTTTTCAAACGCTGCATCAATAGCAGAATCAACAAGTGTATAGAATTCTTCCATTAGACAAGGTTATTTTCACGAAGGTATTTTACTGTCTCTGTGCAACCACCTAAGTTAGTTCCACCCAAGACAACTTGAGGGAAAGTAGATCCCTCTCCAAATTGAGTATAGAATGCATTCCTCTCAAAGTCAACCCCCAATTTATATTCTCTGTAATTATAGTTCTTTCCTTCTAGCACCTGTTTAATTTTTGTGCAGTAAGGACAACCCGATCTCGTGTAAATTGTAAAGTTCATAGTTAACTAGAATTAAAAAAGGGACTCATAGAGTCCCTTGTATCATCTTATATAGATGAGTTTAGAAAGTAAACTTAACTCCTGCCTTTGCAGAGAAGTCAATGTCATCATCAGATGTAGTTACACCAGAGATTTCTCCGTAGAACTTATCGTAAGATCCACCAAGGTATCCAACTAACTCAACGTCACCGAACTCGTCAGATGACTCAGTATGAGTTACTGTAGGACCACCAGATACGTACCAACCGATACCACCAGGTGTTTCTCCTTCGTATCCTACAACTGCTTCTAATCCACCAGATGTATATGTTCCATCAGGATATGATCCAGTTGCTTCTAAGTTAACATATGGACCAGCAAAAGCTGCACCAGATACTAGAAGAGGAGCTGCAGCGACTGCAGCGATTGTTGATTTAATCATTTGTTTTTCTTATTTACTTGCTGAGTGATTACCAGCAGATGTGAGAGAACTCGACGTGTTCTCGTTAGGTTGAACTGTAGAGACCTAGCGGGAGTAATTGAGCCATTCGGAAATCTTTGTTCGCGAAGCGTCCTTCGCTTCGAGTATTTATACTAACACTTTCTTTGGGATCTGTCAAGTGTTTTCTTCTGCCAATTTTTTCTTTGCCCTTCTTTTGATTAATTTGGCAAAGAGAGCATCTTCTTTAGTCCACAATTTTTTATTAATCTTGCGTTCCTTGATGATTTTTTTTGCTGCTTTGATTGTTTCTTTTGGATTCATGGTATTCGTGTGTTCGTTTACGGTTTTCAATTAACATTTTTTGCACTTGATATTTTCCTTCAAAGTATTCATCTGTGTCTAAGGGTACGTCAATGATTTCCGTAGGATCTACAACCAAATCAAAGTGTGCATCAGCATCACCTACAATTTCTTTTATCTCTTTAGGTAGTTGATCGTTTGGGATTTTGGGGAGTTCCATTATGTGATTGAGTATGTGTATCCTGTTGCCTTTCTAGTGTGCCAGAAAAGATTTCCGTCACCAGATGTAGAAAGATTTAATGATGAAGCTATTATAGCACCAGATTGAGAAATTGTCCATGCTGCACCACCAGGATTATCTGTCCAAGTATTAGCTACGTTACCAGATGTAGTAGTGTTAGTAACTGAGACAACTAA